CACCCCCCATTGCTTTAGAGAAGTTACCACCGCGCAACCTAGCATCTGCAACAGCACCTTTAGCGGCTTGGGCTATCTGAGGCATTAACTGTACGATCTCAGCACGTACGGTTTGCTGTACGCCTGTGGTCACGTTTATTGTTTGCTGTACGACTACGCCAGATGATTGACCTTTAGTGTGGTCAATGACAGTCTCATTCGGGTGAAGTATTGCAGGGAATCCACCTTTACCATCTACGCCACCAGATCGTGAACCCATCCCAGTGAATCCACCGCCATTAAATGATCGGCTGCCGCCTAAATTTGTCCCTGCCGCATTTCCTGCCGCATTTGCATTGCCACCACCGCCAAAGCTACCAGTGATAGCGTCAAACAGTGGTTTAGTAATGTAATACTGGACAAGCATTTTAATCAAACTATCAACTACCGACTTCGCCATATCTCTCATGGCATCACCAAAGTTTTTTGCCCCAGTGATTGCATCGGTAAAGGCATCGGTAAACTTGTTCATGCCTTGTTTGGCTACATCTTGTAGAGCAATATCAACATCGCCAAGGGTTTCTTTCCAATCATTGAAGGCTTGACGCATATTGCTAATACCATCAGCAACCTTTGGAACTAACCCTTCACCTTCTCCACCGCCCACGATAATTGCAATAAGGCTTTCAACTTCTTTTTTAAATGCATCGACATCAATGACATTAGATAAATCAATCGGAGTCATGCCACCACTAATTTTGGCCTTCAATTCATCTATTCGATCATTTACTTCGTTATACCTTTTTACAATATTGACTAAAGTAGGTTCAGCATCACCAAGCCCTAAACTTCGTATCTGACTTGCACTTAATGTTGCTCCAGTTGAAATTTCCGTAAAGGCATCGCTTAGTAAATCTGCTCTGCGAGTAAAATCATCTAAGTCAGTTTTGTTTGCCCATGCGGCAAAGCCAGACACTTTTTTGCGGAAAAACTCAAACGTCTTTCCAACATTAGTAAGAATAGTATCAAGCGACTGAACAACGGCAACAGAGGCATTAAGAAACGAAATTGCCATGTCTTTGGCAAATTGTTCAACACCGCCTTTTTCATCAGCAATCTTTTTAAAGAATTCTGTGAATCTTGTTGTTAGGGATTCAATGGCAGGGGCAAGTGCTGCAACAAACTGATCTCTCAATCCTTTGGTTATTGCCTTTAATTTTGTAAGAGAATCGCTTGCATCTTCTACACCTTGAGCGGCATCACTGGACATTACTGCGCCCAATGCTTTTGCCTCTCCAAGCAATTCAGCCAGTCCCTCGCGGCCTAAACTTAGCGTGTTGACTAATGCCGCACCCTCACTGTCAAACAGCTTAAACGCCAATCTGAGGCGATCTGACTCGCTTTTAACTCCGCTAAACGCGTCTGCTAAAGCAAGCATTCTTTGGTCTAACGGCATTCGGTTTAACTCTTGAGCATTAATACCTAACTCACGAATTGCACCCTTAGCCTCGCCTGTTCCTTTTGCCGCTTCTGCTGTTCTTCGGGTAAACCGTTGCAACGCCATATCCATCGTGGTTGTCGCAACGCCAGTAATGTCTGCCGCATACCGTAAAGCACTCAATGCCTCAGTGGTTGTGCCGATCTTTGATGCCGTCTTAGCTAATGAATCAGTTGCGTTTAATGAAGATTTAACCAGTAAGCCAAACCCTGCAACACCTGCTACGCCAACCAAAGCGGTTCGCATAGAAAACACTGCGCCAGTGACTTTCTTTAGCCCAGAGGTGACAGAGCCAAAACCTTTCTTGGTTTTATCTACTGCACTGATAATAATCTTGGTATTTTCAGCCATCGTTCTCACTCATTAATTGGTAATAGGCCATCCACTCGTTAAAGTGGGTGACAGACATCTGCTCTGCTTGTTCGATACTCATATGCAAGCGATCAGCCAAAGACAGCAAATTCATCCTTGATTGATCGCGCCTTAGTTTTTTTCAGCAGTCTCCACTGATTGAACATCGGCAAACATTTGATTGGCGATTTCAGAGATAACCGCTGTCTCCTCACCCATCAGATCAATCCGATCTTCCGCAGAGGTAAACAGCTTAGAGCCACCTTCATCCATTGCTTTCATCAGAATCAGATCAACCATTGCTCCGATTGTCGTATTCTCAAGAAAGTTGGGATGTTTCTTTTGCAGTTCATTAAGGTCATAGCAAGAGATGCTGCCGCAGAACAGTTTGAATGGAACGCCATTCTCATCTGACCAGGCATCAACCACTACCTCGCGCAGTGGTATCGTTCGCCTTGACCGTAACTCTTTAGCCAGACCCATTAGTGAGCCGCTTCGGTGACTGCGCCAGAAACCTGAAGGCTAAAACTTGCCTCAACCATGCCATCAAAAGATGCGTTGATTGACTTACTAGTGACAATGCCTGTGCCTGAGTATTTCTTGGAGCCTGACGCTGTACCTGATGGGCTGATCTCAAAATCAATAGAGGCACGAGCATCTAATACTAATTGCTGTGCGTCTGCTTGATCCCAATAGCATTCTATAGAGACAGTGCTGCTCTCTAAGCCTGACTTATAGGTTCGGGCAGTATCGCCCATTGCGCTATCTTCGATGGTGTCAGCAGACGTTTCCAAAGTAAATGATCTGATCTCACCAACCGCGACCTCTGAAGTACCTGATAACTGTAATTTTACTACGCCTGATTGACCTGTGACTGTAGCCATTTTGTATTTCCTCTCGTTGAAAAATGTTGCTTTTTGGTGGACGAAAAAAAACCGCCAAATGGCGGTCTGTTTCAGTTGGGTTAATTTAGGTTGTGCCTCGCGTGTATTCGTACAAAACGCGAACCGTCAAGATGACTCCTCCTATTGGATCAATAGAGCCTTCATCTATTTCGACTTGGGTGATCTGCGTATCTTTTGCAAAGCCCCCTCTAGTTCTATCGACATCAAGACCCTCTTCGATTGCCTCAATGATGTTGTTTCTTGCCTGATCGATCAGCGCACCTTTGACAAAGCAAACCAACTCATAGTTGATGGTTGCCATGCGCTTTCCTATCGAACCGCCTATGGTCGAATCTTCTCGATTCTCATCAGCCGTTCTGACTAAAACAGCCGGGTATTGTGCGTTGGATAACTTGTCAAACTGGAAGGGTTCTCGCGTGACATATTTAATGTCCACCGGGCTAATAATGTCACCGATGGTTGTCACAATGTTTTCTGCAATGGATTCTCGAACGCTCATGGTAAGAACCTTTCAAATGTTTTTGCCAGTTGCTTTTCTTCTAGCCGATTAAAGCCAAAGAAAGGTCTGATACTGTCGTTTCTCGCTGCTCTTTCAGTAATTTTTGGATTTGTAAAAAAGATCACTGCTCGTTTGCTATTAGCCTTGCTTGTCATGCCGCCAATCATCGTCCCAGTGACATTAAGATTTACAATCCCACTAGCGTCACCAGAAAAACTTCGCCTATCTTTGCTTCTAGGCCATCCATTTTTTTTGGCTATTGCGTAACCTTTAGAATAAGGCTTAAACTTTCCTTCATACCCTTGGCCTTTTTCAGTCCTGTCTTGAATGACATTAATACCAACTTGCGCTGTTTTGGATAAAGCTAATTTAATTCCGGCCTGAATCTCTTTCTGCCGCTTTTTGGCAATGCCCTTAAAGTTCTTGGGCTTAATATCAACCTTGACCGCTAGGCTCATCGGACTAAACGACCATCGTTAATCGGGGTTTTCTCATCGTTATCAATCGTGCCGTTGTTGTCATCGTCATATTCAACGCCATCACGAAATACAGCCTCTATCTCTTCTGCATAGCGAGACTTGTAAAAATCAATCATCCCTTGGAATCGATCACCATCGACCCAGTTGGTCAATTTAGGTAGTGCATACTTCCACAGCACCAGGTATGCACTGGAGTGAGTCCACTGAGCATCGGTCAAATAAGATGCATTAAGTTCGCCTGACAAACCGCGCTTATCCCACCAATCTGCACGAATTTTGCGCTCTATATCTGCCTGAGCCAATGCGTGTTCTGATGCAAAAGAAGTAATGCCAAAACTTAAAATGTCAGGGACAAGAGCCACCAAATCCGAATCGTTTGAAAAAGCCATAATTGCTCCAATAAAAAAGCCCCACCCCCGAAAGGATGAGGCTTATCTTTACTACTTAAACAGCCGCGTCAAAGAACAACTCAACACCGTAAGTATCATCAAGCTCACCAACACCGTAAACGGCAGTTGCGTTAAGCTCAGTGGCACGCAAAGATGCATCACGCTGAGTTTCGATTTGGAAGTCACGCTTTAAGGCAATCGCTAGTGCTTCGCGAGAGAATACAGCGCCCTTCACATCATCGTTACCGTCAACAGTTAGGTTGCTTGACTGATAAATATCAACACCGCCCAAAGAACCAACAAAGCTACTACGCATTGCTTCGTTCTGAGCATCGCCACCGTTAGGGTTAGCAAAAGTGTTAGTCAAGTTAGCCTTCAACTGGTAAGCAGTGTAAGGGTGAATAACAGCGGCCATAGAACCAGGCGCGTTGTTGTTTTGCAGAATCGCAACAGCCTTGAAGATGTCAGCAACAGTGATTTCTGTTCCTGCGCCACCTAGAGAGGTTGAGAACCCATCAAACAGAGCAAGAAGGTCTTGATCCATTTTCTTCGCAATAGCCGAACCAAGAACAGTTCCTAGCTCAGTTGCAGGGTTGCCGCTTCCGTCACGCGCAAGATCAGTTAGCAATACCTGTGCGCCAACTTCTGCGATGGTTACAGATACAGATGAAGTGCTGACAGTCGTTGATGACATATCAGTGCCTTCAGTCAAAGCCGCAGCCGCGATTGATGGGTACTTGGGTATCTGTATCGTCTTACCCGGTACAGAACCGATGTTATAAGGAGTTACCAAACCAAGCATAAGAGACTGCTGTTCAGCGGTGAATCGAGCCTGTGCGATAATATTCGCAAAGAGATCGTCAAGAGTTGTACTAGTTGTTGCTGCCATGATGAATTACCTTTTGTATGGGCGAAAAAAAACCGCCAAATGGCGGTCTATTTCATTAAGTTAAATCAAGTTGGCTAACGTTTGGTCGCGGCAAATGCCTCTCGGCCACCTGTGTTCCAATTATCAACCATGTCTTGATGTGTCATTGTTTTTTGGACTGAGCCGCCAGTATTTCCCTGACTGCCAGAACCGCCTGCCGATGCCCTCACAAAGTGTGGGTTGACAGTAAGAAATTCGGATACCGCTTCACTAACAGATAACAGATCACCCTTGTCGTTGTATCGAGGGGTGTTATTGCCATCTACTACCTCAACAGTCCCATCCTCTGACAAGCGAACTTGATTCTTGAGCAGAGTAGAAACCTGATCGGGATTAACCGCATTGTTAATAGATGCCGCAGACAACAAAGCACCGTCAACCAGTGTTTGATGCAGCTTGCTCTTGTATGCGTTTATTTCCTGATCCTTTTTGCTTACCGTGTCCTTCAAGATAGTTTCAAACTCACCGCGCTCTTTTTGAGCTTGTAGGTTGGACTCATCACGCTCTTTTAAAACCTGTCTGGCTTGATCTAAATCAATATCACCAATCTGGCTTTCAAACTTGCGTGTCTGTCGCTCCAATCTGCTTGCGATCATTTTGTCTACTTGGGCTTGTGTAAACGTCTTTTCCTGAGTTTCTACTGCCGCTGTTTCAGTCTCAGCTTCTATTGCCATGATTTCATCGCTCATGTGTACGAACCTCTTACGAGTGGTTAAAAATTCTATTTAGCTTTCTTTTTCTTCTTCTTGGGTGGTCCTACTTTTGACCCATATGTGCCTTTACCTTTTGGCATGACTTACTCCTCAAATACTGGTCGGAAATGATGACGGCAGTTGTAGCCGCCTCGAACGATAAAAGGATCACCAGGCGCTTTACCTGCCCATGATCCTGACCATGTTTGTGCGATTTCTTCGGTTGTGAACGTCTGACCCTGATGCTTGCGGCAGAATGATCTAGTGTCTCTAATAGACGAGCCGTAATATTTCCATTTCTCTGCCCCTGATTCCTTTCCTATAGCGGTATTGATCGAGGCATCAAATTGCATGAGGCTGTCTTGCATCATCTGTACTGAATAGCGTCTTAGGTTGCGCCCTGTTGCATCTCTGCCATAGAGTCTTTGTAGCTTCTCAACCGCTGCCGCCTTTTGTGCCGCTGATCCATTGGCCGCAATATCAACAAGTTTTTGAGCCTCAACCGAATCCGATGAGATATAGATGCCGTTAATAGATTGGCTTAGGTTCTTAACAGACTCATTGAACGCTCTGCCTGTTAATGTGCTTTGGTAAACCTCTGTTGCAAGGATGTCCAGATACTCAGAGGCAATGGCCTCAAAGCCCTGA